ACATGAGCATCTTCAGGGCTTTTAAAAATATGTTTAACATCTTTTAAAGGTAGTCCACCTATGTCAGTCCATAGGTTTCCTTTAGCATCTAGAACCATTTTAAAAGTAAGGAGTGTAGCTTCTATTCTATCGTTTTTTTTATTCACTATAGTATCTCACAAACACCTGCCGAGCAAGCTAGTTCTTTAGTGTTCTCAGTAGAATCTTCTTTTTCATATTCGGTTATCAAAGACCAATCAATTGAGTCTGTGGTTTTCTTTAACCATTTGTTATATTCTTTCTTTGTTATCTCTTGGTATGGTGCTTGCTGATATGAATGATCTGCATAGGGTAAGAATGCAATGCCAGATACTGTTTCAAAGTTCTTCCAAACCCAAGAGCCTACATCTAACCACTCATGTTCTCTAACAGAAATAGTTACTGAGGGTTTATGCTCACACCAGTTGTCTTGATAAAGTTGCCAAAGTTCTAAATGTTCCAAAGCTGTAATGCTTTCTCTTGTTACTGAGCCTTCAGGAGACTTAATAGGAAAGTAGAATACGTAGGTGTGATCAGGTTTAGTAATATCATCTTCGTGGTAAACTCCTTGATCAACCATTAACTGTGCAAGAGGATCTTTTTTATCAGCACGAATAGTCCTAATGTAATAAGGACTGTGTCTAGTATGTATTCCTGATGAGCTATCAACCAATTGACTGACTGTTCCACTAGGCTTAACACAAGTAATAGCAGCAGAAGGATTGATTTTCAGCTTCTTTGCCCACGCTTCGTTGGTTTTAATTGCTTTATCTCTTAAACAATGTAGATTATTCTCTAGAGTTTTTTCAGAATCGTGTCCACTTAACATGGAATTATCCATAATACCAGTAAGAGACACACCAAGTAGAGCTTCTTCAACTGTATTGTTTTGCCATGCTTTTGTTAAATACCTAAAGTTCGTTAAAGTTGCTTGGAACGTGCCGAGAATTGTCGCTAACTCTATCTTTTTAGATAGTGAAGACCAGTTATCGTCAGCTCGAACAACAACCTCTGTTAAATTACAGAATTGTTTGTTGCGTAATATGATCTCACTACATGGATTACAACCAAAGTCTTTGTATTCTTCTCGTCTACCATTTCTTAATGCTTGTTTCTCAGCAGCTTGTCTATTAAATATACCACGTTCTCCGTTTCTGCTCTCGTATAATGATAACCACTCACGCATGAACGCTCCCATCTCTGCTGAATCTGTATAAGCCACAGAATTATTAGACAATGCCCTGTGTTGACTGTGTTCCCACCAAGCACCACTCTTAGCATTACGCATACGCTCATCTGAGAGGTTGCTGAGTGAGATTAAAGCACTTCGTCTTACTCCACCTACTACTACAACCTCTGCGATCTTACACATCAAATCATGGCAGTCAATAGATACTAGCTTTCTTTGGTTCTTGATCTTTGCATCTTGGAATATATTAATTGTGAATTGAAATAGATCCTCAAGAGGTGCTGGACCACTGGCACGACCTCCAAAAGTTTTAAGTCTTGCGCCTTGTGATCTGATGTTGGACACATCCCATTTAGGAATTTGTCCTGAATATAATAAAGACATTAATTCTTTGTAGGCTTTTGCCCAACCAATCTTTGAGTCTGCTACTTTTATTATAGTATCAGAGTCTGACATCTCTTCAGGAAGATCAGGAAGCTTGTTAATGTATTGTCGTTCTACACTAAAGCCTACACCTGTGCCACACATTAAGATGTAGAGTGTTTCATCGAAGGCACGAACAGTATCAACAGCAACATAACTACAGTTAAATCCTGCTACGTTGTCTCGTTCTAAAGCTGTGCCTGCTGACATCAAGGCTCTCATGCTTGGCATAATTTCTAAGTTTAATATAGCCTGCTCTAATTCTTCACGAATAGTTCCCATTTTGAACTTGTGATTCTTTTGTAGATGCTTTTCAAAGAAATCAAAGTATCGTTTGACAGTCTCTTGCCAAGTCTCTCGTCTTCCTTTTTGTTCATTCCACCTAGCGTATCTGCTCAAATGTATGAACTGTTGATACTGTGTAGGTAGTTCAGTCTGTTCTTGTTTCATTTTCTTTTAACCCTCTAAGAATAGTAACACATTAGAAAACCTAATGTTAAAATAAACATAGTGTAAAAAAGTAAATAGTAATTATTATTAAACATTTTATTCTACAACTCTTTCATAGTTATACCAACCCTCACTTGATCTTTCAAGATTAAAGACTCGTTCTATCGTATATAGAAAATGATCAAGACCATGCATTTCACTAACCATAATATCTCCACATTCAAAAAGACTATTAAGTCCACATCTAGTTTCACGATGATGCTTTATTAAATCATTCAAATCTCTTTCGGTTACTTTAATTGTTATTGTTTTTTCTTTTTTATTAGCCATTTTTAGCTCCTTTATTATTATTATTATTATTTAAAACTTCCATTAATCTATTTTCGTACCATTTAGCTTTTTCTAAATCTTGTATTCCGTTCTTGTATCTAAATCTCCAACGATATTTCAAAGAGTTTCCTCTTAAATATCCTACGTATTCTTCGTGTGTCAACATAGCTTCAATAGCATCTATACATTCGATGTTACCTTTGTTGTAGTGTGGCGGATTGTTAACTAAATCTTTCATTTATTTTTCCTTTTTCTTAGTAGTATATTTTCTTTTAACTCGTTCACTAATAGGAACAGGATTACCATACTCATCAATGCGCACAAATTTCATATTGGTATTAACAACAATCTCTTGTTCGTCTGTTCTAACATTATGTCTTCTTGCTTCGATGTTTAATGTGATGCTAGTTCTACCCACTTTTCTTACAGCTCCCCATATTTCTATAAGCTGTCCAGATTTAACAGGTCTTTTAAATTCCATCTTCTCAACCAGAACAGTAACTACTCTAGGAGAGTTACAAGTTCTAGAAGCCATTGTAGCACCAGCTTCATCTAGCCAAGACATCATGTGTCCACCGAATAGATTATCGTGATAACCTAAGTCACCTTCTTTACACATCTTTGTGCTAATCAGTTTCATCTCTCCAACCTTTAGGAAAACTATCTTCACTAAACCATCTAAAGCCATTCTTCTCTGCCCACTCTGCGTGGCTTCTCTTTGTTCCGTCTTTACGAAGTTTGGCACTAGGCATAGGCGCAGAAGGATTAGAGAAAAGGAACACTAACTCACACTCATCTGGTAATACTTTCTTAACCCACTTGTATTTGTTGTATTCGGCATAATCCCAAAACCTTCCTTTAGTCTCTAGGTAAATAACCTTATCGTTGATTATTCTAATGAAGTCAGGATGATAAACATGAGGGATAGAATATTCTATCAATCCTCTGTGGTGTTCCCAATTCTGTAAGACCTCTTGATGTAGGTCATATTCCCATTTGGAATCGTATCCTTTGGGTAGTCCTTTCTCAATAGGTCGCTTTTTTCTAGGTTTTCTTTTCATAATTAATGTAGTGTCTCATCTGTTGGCATATTCATAGAGTTTTCTCTTAAGATCAATTCAGCTTTGATTAAATCCTCTAGTCGTGAAAGCAAAGGAGCATCTATCTCTTGTATGTCTGCACCTGCAAACAACACACCACCCAAAGCTACTAAAAGTTCTTCTAAATCAATGTTATTAATATCAACTTCAATTTCACCTGCTTGTTCTAACTGTTTTATTTTTTTAGTTTTCTTCATAGAAGGTTTGTTCATTTTTTAAATCCTTTTGTAGTTGTTCAAAAGTTAAGTGAGGATTCCTTTTAACTCTTTTGTAAATCCATTTCAAAGAGTAAGCACTAAGAAGAAACTTTCTGTTCAGATAAACATGAGTTTGTTCAGATAAATAATCTTCTAAAGTTTCTGTAGTTATTAAAGCTTTATCTTCAGTGTCAGGTAAAAGCGAATGTAACCACTCAACTAGGATTTGTTTTCCTTGTCTTCGTATTGCTTTAGCTTTTCTTCCATTCACTTGTAATCTCTTCTACTCTAGGTTCTTTAACAACTGTTGTCAAGAAGGAAAGGTTTTTAGAATACTTAAATATCCGCAAGCCTGTTCCGTTGTTGGAATCCTTATGACATTCAATCTTGTGTCTACAATAAACACACTGTCTAGGAAGTTTCATGTTTCCAGAAGTTCCTTCAGGTGTTGGATTATAACATAAAGCAGGCGGAGTTGCAAGCTTTAATTCCTTTTTAAGCTTAGATATTCTGTGTTTGATATTAGGCTTGTCCATCTCAGCAGGAATAAGCAACGCAAGTTCTCCGTTTTCTTTGTTAATAGCTAAGAAACCACCTTTGTTTGTGCCTTCTCCTGCTTCGTAGCCTGCAATCTGTGCCATATAACCAAAAGGATCGTCTTCAGGAAGAGTTCCGTTCTTGAATTTCTTGAAAGAAAAACCTGAAGTTGATTTAATATCTATTACTTCTCCATCAATGATGCAATCCATGTGTCCTGTTACTCCCGACACCTGAACTTCTTTTTGTTCGGAAGTAACCTCGTGTCCTGCTAAACGAACTAACATCAAACCAACTTCTTCTAAGATATGTCCATATAAAAAGACAAGCTGTGTAGGTGCTTTGAAAGGAGAAGGCTCTTTATCTGAGTTAAAATCATACCAAAGCTGTCTGTTAGGTTTACCTACATTTGACATTCTCAGAGTCTCTTCTTTTCTTTCTTCATACGGCTTAGACCATTTAAGAAGAACCTCTTTCATGGCATTGCCAAAGTCTTCTGCATCTTGTTCAGAGATGTCTAATGCTTTGCCATTACTTAGGTTATCTAACTCTTGGTAGATGTCTTCTACAAGTGTGTTTAGTTTTTTCATTTTCATAATGTTATTGATAGTCCTCCTATAATTTCTTGAGCAGTGTTTCTATCTGTCTTAAACCATTCTCCGTTGTGTTCTTTCACAACCTTTTTAAGTTTGTGTATGGTTTTTTTCTCTGCTTTTCTTCTGTCTTTAAATCTTCTTGCATATAGAAGTCTATAATCCCTATGAGGACTGCTTGTTTGGTAGCTGTTACATCTGTCTTCAGCATCAACTGCCATTCCAATCTTGAGCCACCCATCCCAACAAGGATTATTAATAATATAAACATATCCTTCTGTGGTTTTTTCGTATCCTTCTAAAGCTGCAAAGGCTGCACCTTCAAAAGTTTTAAATCTTCCTGCTTTATATAGTGGATGTTTTACTGATACATGTTTACCATTAACATACATTCTGTTGGGGTTGCTTTTTGTATTGTTGTTTTTACTACACTTAATACATTGTGTTCTATTCACTCTTCTCCATGATAAAGACCAATTAGTATCTGTTAGTTTCACACCACACGTGTTACAATTTTCTTTAATGTGTT